CCTCAATTCCTCCGTGGGCTCTTAGCCATTCCAAAGCAAGCTCACGAGCAAACTCGTTTGAATCAGCTTCAATAATGCGAGTGCCATTGCATTGCGCGTAGCAGTATCGGTCAGCGTATGTAAGTTTGTAGCGTTTCATGAGCTTAGTGCAGGCGATAGGTGACAGTCTGAATGTCTTTGTTCCAGCATGCCCGGCACTCGCCGCATTTGTTTCCTTGCGTAGGCGCCGGACATGTACCCGCCGTTGATGAGACTTCGCTTGTGGTGACGCCCAACCCTTCTGCTAGGCTGTTGGGACCAGCCTTGTCGACCATATAAGCGGAGAGACGCACGGTAAGGTTTGGAGGGAATGAGCCGAACAATTCAACGTACTCGGAGACGATGCCGTACTCCTTTGTGGGGAGCCAAAACTGTATCTCTGGCAAAGCGATAGCGATGCGGACGATTGCTTTCAGCGTCTTAATGCTCTGAAGGTCCCCACTATCGAACCAACGGAAGAAACCGCTTTTCTCCGTGTCGCGAATCTTGGCAATCATCGCTGGCACCCATTCGGGCGAATCCATCATTGCAAGGCGTTGCTGAAGCGCACGTTGGACGTTTGGCATGCGATAAAAGCCCGACAAAGCGTAACAGCCATGACAAACGGATCCAACGACTTGTGCGAGCTTGGAGCCTGTCTTACATGCGAGAGCAGGGATTGACCATCCTTGGCATGGCATTTTCGATGGTTGTGATAGTGTAATGTTCATATGGTTTTTTGTAGTATGTTAGGTTTGAGGTTGTTACTTGCGATTGCTTTTGCGCCAGTCACAATAGATTGACGCCCAAAGGGAAGCTGCGATGAGCACGCAGCCCGCAGATGCGAGCATGAGTGCAAGTCGTACGTATGCAATGTGTTCGAGGGTATTCATGGATTCGATGGTCATAAGGTTTAGGCGTAGATTGCTGTCTCAATACGAGTTACGATTGATGATGGATGGGATTTACTGATGATGCGTTGCGCTCCTCTGTAGGTGAGACGGTAGCGACGATTGAGCCAGATTTGGCGCTCCTCAAATGCCTGATATTGTGGGCAGTAGGTTGAGATGGTAACGATATTAGCGATCATAAGTTTGGGTTGGGTTGGTTAAGGTTAGGCTAGTGTTACGCAAGCACGCTCTAACACGGCGACTCTGTAGGCCATCAAGGCGTTTGTTGCGTGTAGAATACGCAAATAAGCCTCTGTGATCTTCAGACCAAGCGTGCCCGCCGTGCGGAGTGCAAGTAGCTCCGCTTGTGCTGATTGGAGCTCTGCGTTTAGGGAGTCGATTAGTGATGTGTTATTCATACGAGGGCAAAAATACGGCGCTTTGCACAAGTAAGCAACAAAAAAGTGACGATAGGCAAAGAAAAGTGCGTAGTGCGTGCGTGCCTGGTGAGTGCGTGCGTGCGAGTGAGTGCGGCTCGGTGAGTGCACGAGAGGCGTGACTGTGGGACGTGCTGCGGAGTGCGGGCGAGTGCGGGCGTGCGGTGGAGATAGTTCGTGTACGAAGTAAATGCGTTACGTCCCTTGGATTGTATACAATCACCGCGTGCGTGTATGTGAGCCGTCAGCCACCCCGCTCCGTGGCCCTCGTGGCCCGTCAATCGACGCTCTCCGACCAGCAAACGGACCATCCCGTCGCGCTCCGTTTGGACGGCCCTTGCAAGCGGCTGCGGCTGAGTACGTTGGCCATAACAGTTTACAACACATATCATATAGAGTGGGGATTTACTCTGTAGGAATGCATTTTGACGCGTGAAAACCAACGACAGGGGGGGAGGGGGTCGCGCCTGGCTGACTGGCGACGACAGCGACGCATAGCCCCCCTCAGACTTTTTTTCGCCAACTGGCCCCCTTCGCACTCGGCTCGTGCACCCGTCGCCATGCTACGCTACACCTTGCTTGTGTAATTGGCCGACCCAGTGTACCGTCGTTCGTACTATGACCAAGTACACACTAAGCGAGAAGACGGTTAAGCAGCACTTAGGCCCGGCGTATCGGCCTATGTCGTACAAGCAGGACGTGGATTACATCGAGCGGAAGGCGTTTCGCGGTGTGCGCCGTATCTATCGCAGTGACCTGTTGGATGGCACGCTGGCTTGTGATGTGGCCGAGCAGGAGCAGCCTGTGGAGGAGCTTGTGCCGGTGGTACAGGTGACACCTGTGACAGAGCCGCAGCAGTTGTCCGTAAGTGATGAGGTTACGGAACAGACAATTGTCATGTTATATCCGAACAGTCGTTGGGTTAAGACTGATATGGCTGACAAAGTGTTTGTGGGTGCTAGAGGGTTTAACTTTCGCAAAGGACAGAAGATTCGGGTTAAGAACAAGACTATATGCATAAGGTGACGCTCAAAGACAAGTTGGCAGTATATGACACGCTTGATCGGCTTAAGAGTAAGTTTAAGTCGCTTATATTCGCATTAAGCGCAGGTTATATGCTGCATATCGCGCTTAAGTGTGTGTTAAGCTTGGTAAGCGCCGAGTATACGCCACTTAACACGTTTGAGTTGGCTATACTTTGGATTATCTGTTCTTAAGCTAGAGCTTACTTTTTACTCGTTAGTAAGATTGTCTTACTTCTAGCTTCGTGTTGCCGTTCGCACTAGGCTTCGCCCAGATGCTCACTCTCGCAGCTAACGCTGCTCACCGGAGGAGATAAACAATCCGGCAAGGAGAGTTGCGAGTGAGCATAGTACCCCCAAGACTCAGCATTACTGCCTATCTTGGGGGAGTACTATACAAAAAAGAGATCAACGATCCGTATAAGTGTCGTCGTTCGTTTCGCAATTACAGTCGTGAGTGATGGCTACCCGTTCGGGAAACTCTTGCCATTCTCGTAGGCGTGACTGTCAGCACTCTGCAACTTTGAAGCCGAAGCAGATGTTTAATCCAACTCAAGAGGAATAGTTGGAACCATTTAGTCGCTCGTGCGTCCAGTGTTTCAGGTTGCGCAGAAGGTACACGGTCGTTTATTTGACGACACAAGGAATTTAGAGCATCTTCAGGGAAAGTCAACTGTATGAATGAAGAAAATCAGGAAATTATTGAGAAAGTTTTAGCCTACAAGCTGGAGGAACATCCAACGCTCCCGGCACCGAACAAGCGGCAGCGGCTGGAGATGATCGAGAACATTGGCCCGGAGAAGGTGCTCGATCTTTTCCTCATGCGGGAGAACAAGATTAAGGCTGAGCAGAACGATCCGATGCGCTATGGCCACGAGCTGCCGCACTGGCCCGATGCAGATAAGCTGCTAGACCGCTTTAACGAGATCGTCGTCCTTGGGGGGAACAGAAGTGGCAAGACTGAGTACGCTGCCAAACGGATGGCCCAGGCTTTTGTAGGGACTGACCTTAATGGACAAGCGCCGTCTTGGGTAAAGGAACGCTACAACAAGCGCAACATCCGCATCTGGTGCTTTCACACTAACCACATGACAAGTGTGTCTGCCCAGCAGAACGTCTTCTATAAGTACCTACCGCCTGAGATACGAAATATTAAACGTACTAATCATACGCAGATTAGTTTTAGCCAGAAGAACGGGTTCAGCGACAATACGGCGGTGTACATGGGTAACCAGATCTGGTTCCTTAACTATGCCCAGGACATTAAGGTGGTTGAAGGTGGTGAGGTGGACTACGTCTGGTGCGACGAACTTGTGCCGCAGAACTGGCTCGATACCCTGCGCTACCGTCTGGTGACTAGGTCTGGGAAGCTGATTGTTACTTTTACGCCGGTGCAAGGGTACACTCAAGTCGTGAAGGAGTACATCAACAGTGCCAAGGTAACGGCTACCCGCAAATCTCCATTGTTACCCAATAACAATGTTCTAACGGTCCCTAAAGGCGAGATGCCTTATCAAGCGGAGAACTTGTATGGTAGGCACGCTTGTATTTGGTATCATACCGAGCTTAACCCGTACAACAACTGGGAGCGCATGAAGCAGGAGCTTTCGGGGCGCTCCAGCCATGACATTAAGATCCGCGCTTATGGTTGGGCTGACCAGACGGCTGGAAGTGAGTTTCCCATGTTTGGTGACCATAACCTGTGGAAGGGAGACGCTGAGGAGGTTATCCCTGATGGGAGCAACTATATGGCTGTGGACCCGGCTGGGGCGCGGAACTGGTTCATGCTTTGGGGTAGAGTAGATAAGTACGGTATACTATGGATCTATCGGGAATGGCCGGATCAAAGCTATGGGGAATGGGCGCTACCTAGTGACAAGGCGGATGGTCGAGCTGGCCCGGCACAGAAGGCTGGAGCAGGAAGGGGTGTGAACGAGTATACTGACTTGATCTGGAGCCTGGAGACGGCTGGAGATAAGCGTGAGATGATTGTGGACCGTTGGATTGACCCAAGGACGGCTGGAACGGAGACGATCACCAAGGACGGCGGTATTACAGTGTTGGACTTACTTTATCAGACTGATAATCCGCTTATGTTTACTCCCGCGGCTGCCATGCCAATTGAGGAGCGTGTGATGATTATCAATGATCTTTTGTCATGGAATGTAGAAAATCCAATGGTAAAAGGTGTAAATTATCCAAAACTAATGGTTCACGAGTCTTGCCAGAACTTAATATACAGCTTAAAAGAATGGACTGGACAAGATGGACAAAAAGGTGCTAGTAAAGATCCAATTGACGCCTTAGGGTATATGGTGG